ACCGCTTTTATCGTCGTCGGAGTATGACATTGATGAGTTCGTCCCTGAGCGCGGACAGATGATGGGCTCTTATTTGTCGTTTCCTCTTTTGTGCCTTTACAATTTTCTCTGCTTCAGGTGGGTGTGCAAGCAGAATAAGGTAAAAAGACTGCCGGTTCTCATTAATGGTGATGACATTCTCTTCCAGTCGACGCGTGAATTTTCCGACTCGTGGATGCAGGTCTTACCTTCTCTCAGTCTTACTGTGGAGACTGTTAAGACTTCTGTATCTTCTGAGTACGGATCTCTGAACTCAACCCTCTTTTCTTGGAAAGATGGCTTGTTGAGCAGAGTGCCAACGTTGAGGATGGGCATGTTGAAGCAGGTTAATGAGCCGAACGGGTTAGGGAAATCGTATCACGATTTTATTCGTGCTATGTCTGGTCAGGAGAGGTGGCGAGCTGCGTGGACTTTTTTTGAGTTCCATTCAGGTACGCTACGGAATTTCAAGTACTCGTTACCATCTTTAGGTTTTCGAGGTGCTCTCGCTGATCGGATTGCAAGAAAATTCGATCTCTATTTTTCTCGTTCTGATGTGTGTGTGCCAGCTAGAAAACACGCTGTTGAGGTTCCTTCGGATCTAATCTCGAAAGTACCGATCGGCGCGTTGTCAGCTGAAGAGTCACATTTATCAGCGGCAGAGACGGCGGGGTGGAAGTGGGGGCACGGCTGGAAGGCCGTTGTCCACGTGTCTGAAGCAATAGCGTGGTCTCTTGAGACTTCCGGTTTTCGTAATTGGTCGTCCGAGTTTGAGTACGCTGGATGTTTTTGGGCTGATGACCTCGAGTTCGAGTTTATTTTGAGGAACGCAAGAGAAGTTGAGAGAGAGAGCAGGAGGACGCGGTGGTTAGCTTACGCCTCACCATTACCGAAAAGACAATTTGATCGAGTTTTTAGCTCGGTTGCGTATCTCTATGATATCGATTTCGGAAGGGGTGAGTTGCCGCCATATAGTGTCGTCGAAGAGAAGGAGCGTTGTGGTCGCGCGTCCAGCACGGACCGAAAATAGGAAAGAAGCTGCTCTGTAGAGCGGGGTCGTTCGCGATCCCAGCCACGTGAAATTCACTGTTCTCGTGGTAGTGACGGCTATTAAATTAGTAGTTGCGAGGAAAGGAAACTTTTCGGCCGGGTTGT